AATATATTCAGGAGAAACATTTTCTTGCTTTCTTAACTTAAGATCAGCATAATATTTTTCCTTAGCATTATTAAAATAATTTTGAGCATTATATAATTCTTCTTTAAAAGCTAATTGCTTAGCTTTAACGTCTGACGGTTCATCCGCTTCTTCATCATATGCAAAATTTTTGTTAAATAAAAAATCAACATCATCTGCATCTAAATGAGGTTTTGTACTCTTATAATATTCACGAAGCAATGTAGTATTGTCCATTTTTGAAACATCTTTGTTCAAATTAACGTAATCTTCAACAGACCCGCCAGTTTCATCCATAAACTTTACAAGCTTCTCTATATTTTCCGGAAGCTCTTGTTTTGGTGCTTCAGGTATTTTTTCTTCTTTTATTACTTGCTGAGGTTCCTCTTTAATTATTTCTTTAGTTTCCTCTTTGTCATCTACAAGCTCTAAAGGTGATTCATTTATTTCTTCTTCTTCTTTTTCTTCTTTTTGCTCGGGCTCTTTTGAATCTTGCTCCCGTACTTCTTTGTCCACTTCTTTGCTATCGCCGGCTCCATCGCCCACAGATACGCTCTCTGTTTCTTGCTTTTGAACGGCATCTTCTTTTGGTGTTGGTGGTTTATCTAAGTTAATTTTATAAACACCGTCTTCTTGTAAACCATATTCTTTATCAACGGTTCCTTCTTCAACGGCTTTTTCTAAAACAGCAGCTTCTTTTTCTTGAGTTGTTTGAGGCTCATTAGAATCTTCTACTGGTTTAACATTAATTGTTTCTTCCATAATTGTATATAATAAAATAGTTTAAATAGTTTTATCTAGGTTCAAATCTTGATAAATCAAAACCCCCTAGAACATCATTGCCTTTTGATTCAAAGGACTTTTTAGGTTTGCCAGCATCAACCGGACCTGTAACTTTTGAAAGTGATATTTTTTCTTTACTTGTATTTTGAGCATCAACAAGCTCTTTCTGCGCTTGTAATTCTAATTCTTTTAATTGAACATTTAAATCATATTCAAATTGCATAAGCTCTCTTTTAGTTCTAGCTTCAACTTCCATTTTCTTTATTGAAAGTTCATTTTCAGCAGTAGAAACTTGAATTTTAGATTCTGTTTTAATCTGTTCTGCTTGAGCTTTAGCTTGTTCAACAACAACCTGAGCTTGACCCTGAGCTTCTGCTTGCGCTGTACTTGCCGCTTGAGCCTGCTGTTGATCAACTTGTTGTTTTTTAATTCTTCTAAATTTAAGTACTTGATTTGCAAGCTTAGTATTATTTATTTCTCTTATATCAATAGCGTCTTCTAAAAATATACTTTTTTGAGCCAACGCTGTTTGTATATTAGCTTCTAATAGTTGTTTTTCTTCTTGATCAGGCTCAAGTTCTAAAAATATACCAAAGTCATGCATGTGAAGTTCTTTTAATTCTTCTAAAGAACCCACTGTAAATCTGCCTAAGGCTGTAATAAAAGCTTCTTTTGAAGGATGAAATTCTAATACATCTTTAAATCTAAGAGATATAGCCTCTGCTAAGCTAGTTGTAATAAACATACTGCTACTTAAAATATGTCTTGTAGCTGTATTACTATTAGCCGCTGCTAACTTTTGAACACCTACTAATGCTTTTGGATCTGGATCGGAACCATCGCGAGCTTCATTAAGACCTGTAACATCACGCATAATTTGAATATATTGATTATACGCGCCTATTAATATTTGTATTTGATTACCACCACCTCCTGGTAATTCTTGAATAGGAACTTTACCTGGATTCATTTCCCCATCAACAGTTTGAGATCTACCTATAATAGATCCTGTTTGGAAGTACATATTTAACGCTTCCTGTGGGTTATAACTTGTACCATTACCTAAATCAATTTCAGCTAAACCATCCGCGTCTAGATAAACCCCAGAAGGAGTCATTCTTTGTATAGCCTGCTGTAGTTTTAAATGAGTTAATTGAACTAAATCAGCATAGGGAGCCATTTTAGAAACTAAAGAATTTATATTGCCTTTATATAATCTAGGGGCACTTAGAATATAATTCATCATTACCTTGTTAGTATTAGATAATGGCCTAATCATATTGCTGGCTTTTTCCCACTTTAATAATTCGTAAGTTCCTAATATAAATGCTCCTTCGTATATTACTTCTCTAGCCTGTGCAACTTTTTTAAATCTAGTTCTTTTGTCACTTGGCGGATCAAAGCTATCATCTTTTTGTATAGCTTTTTCTGCACCACTACTAGTTTCTTTTATTTTATAAACATTACTTTCCCATGTTTTCCAGTTAAAATATAAAACGGTAACAACATTATTGTCATCAATAGCGTTGTCCCTATCATTACCTATAGTGCTGTAATCAACGTAGTTAGAACCTTTCTTAGTATATTGCTCTATAGTTTCATCCGTTAATTCTGGGAATTGTTTTTTAAGCTCGTTTACTTTTATTTTTTTAACTTCTCCAAAATAATAGCAATCTTGAAAATTAGGATCTTCTGTATAAGACCATACTAAATTAGCGGGGTCTACATAATCTAACTTTATACCATCAGTATTATTAAAAGAATGCTTAGCGCAACCTATTCCTATAACAGCCAAGTCATAATCTACGCGGCTTTTTATTTCATCGTATTTGTTTGAAAGAAAAACATTATTAATAGCTTGTTCTTGAGCTATTTCAATTCCTTGCTTATAATTTAATTGCATGAATAATTCCAGCTCTTCAGTATTAGAAGGTAAATCTTCTTCAGGAACATTCCTAGCATTAACACCTAATTCAGCCTCAATATCAGCTAATATTTTTTTAGCAGCTAGATCTCTTTGTATATTATTTACAAATTTAGTTCTTTTACCTGTAGATATAGGGTCTTGAGCAAAAGCTTTTATGCTAAATAACCTATCTTGCATGCCATTAACAACTATATCAACAAATTTAGGAACTATAGGCACTGGCTTCCAATCTAAATTTAAATAAGATAAATCACCATTAATAGCAAATTCATCTTTATATTTTTTAATAGATTGCTCGCCTCTTGCATATAATCTTAGTCTATGATACTCATCTCTTGTCTGATAATACCTACCAGCTCCATTGTCTTTATTAAACCAATCTTGCTCTATAGCTCTGGCAACAGATAATCCATATTCTTTAGATTGTTTTGTTGCATCTGAGACAGCTTGACTCGGGAATTGAATTGATTGCCCTTTATTTTTTGCCATATTTATTTTATTATCTGACTTCTTGATCCTGAATTAGTATATTTTGAAAAACCAAAATCAACTTTTTTTGTTACTCTTTCCGCCGAAGGGCGGTATAAATGTTTTTGACAAGCCATTATAGCTAAGCCACTACTTATAGAAGCATCATGAGATGTTCTTTTTGATATATCAAATTTAGCCCAATCTTCTAAAGTTCTTTGAAAAAACATATTACCATACGAATTTTCTTTTTTACCAATATGATTTTCTATATAAGATTCTATAGCGGCTGCATGAGCTTGCTTAATATCTTCTGATGTATTAGGAATACCTCCTAATTCTATTTCTGTTTTAGATAATTTTAACTTAGATTTATCTGGACGGTTCATAGAAAAGCCTCTATAACCTCTTCTTTTAAAGTGATATAATAATCTTGGTTTATTATTTTCAGCAAGTATTGGCATTCCATAAAACAAACAAGCCATTAATACGTCTTCAAAAAATATTTCTGCTGTTTGTGGTCTAGCAATATATTCTAAAAAAAATTTAGTATTAGGTATATCGCTAATCATACTCCATGTTGTTAATCCATGAAGAGCACCATTAGACCCACCACCCCCAACAGTACCGCTGATGTCATAACTATCACATCCGAAGGCTCCGAGCCCATCATTACCAGGAAATTTAATACCATTTTTTGTAATTATATTATTTTGCAAAGAAACTGGGGGTATCCAAGATAGCCTAAATCTTCCATTTTTAGTTGGCGTCCATATTACCTTAGTATCTTTTATACCGTTTTTCCAACTAAAAGCCCCTGTTGTTACATAACCTTTTAAGGCCATTTCTTCGTTGTAATCTATTTGCTCGTAGATTTTAGTTAAATTAAATAATGAATTAATTGTTTCATCTCTAAAAGCATGTTTTTCTGATCTTGGAAATTGTCTATAGTATTCATTTAAAGCATCACTGTCATGTTTTAAACCTTCTACCTCGTTGTTCCAATGGTTAATAACGCCCGAATATATTTTTTCGCCATCAATTCCTTCAATCGGTTCTGATGGAGTGTCGAAGACAGGATACCCGAACTTATCAATGAATCCCTCATATCCCCATTCCATAGGTATGAACAAAGCATATAATCCACTTGTAGTCTGGCCATTGCGGTTTCTATTTTTGACATCTGAATTATTATATAATTTTTTAAAATGATCTCCACCTTTTGATAAAGCATTAGATGTAGATCCCATCATACATTTACCTACTACTTTGGCACCGAGCCTGAGGCACGTTTTTGTGACTCTCCAGTTGTTGAGTATATTGTCCGGCCTCTCCCATTTACCGGATTCATCATGGACGAGGAGTTGTAACTTCTCCCCATCATACGAGTTGTCGCCGGTGTTCTTCCAGTCGATTGTTGTATCGAGCCCCTGCCCAAATTCCTCCTGACTATAGGTCTCTTTGATGGCGTTTCTGGTAAGTCTTCTTGACGGTATCTTATAGGATAACTCCGTCTTTGGTCTTTCCATCCCATCCTGTATTGGTTTGAAAAAAAATGGATAGTTGATCGATATGGGTACAATCTTGTCTGTAAACATCTTCTTCGCATCTGCTCCAGTTTTAGATAAGACCCCAAATCTAGAGTCCTTGGAAGTTGTTGCCAAGTTAACAGTCTCTGAGGATGCCATGAAGCTAAAGCCAGACCGTCTGTTCTTAAGGTAGCACATTCCATAAGATCTCTTATCTGCCTTGCAAGCCTCCCAGAAGTAATAAAATATTCTGTTTGCCTGTCTAAAATCTGGTGCTCCCACGTCGATTTTTGTCCAAGTGAGATAGACATAGTGCGATCCTGTAACGTAGTTCGGGGAACCATTGCACATGAACCAATACCCATCATTACGATAATTAAATTCATCATCAATATACTTGTAATATTTTTCTTTAATATCTTCTGGGTAAGATTGGAAATCATATATGCTTTTTATTTTATTTAAAGATTCAGGTTTATTTTTTATTTTAAAATATTGATCTGTTTGCTTTAGATCTTCTCCATCTATTTTATTTGGAGTTTTAGGTATTGCTACCTTAAGACCTTGTATTTCATATATATCACCTATTGTACCATCTTTACTTATTATAACACAGTCTAAATCTTCATTATATCCATATTCAGACTTCTTATGTTTATTAAGATGTTTAATTTTTTTATCGGATAAATGAGTATTGTGTATTTTATAAAGCGTTTGTTTGTACATTATTTGATTCTATTTTCAACACCTAAAAAAGTTTTAGATTCTTTATTGCTAGATTTTTTATCGGATAACTCTTCAATTTTTTCTATAATTTTTAACGAATCTTCTATTGCAACCCATTTAGCTTGAGCTGCTGTTTTTGCTTTTTCAGGATCTAGTTCAGATAAATCAATATTTTGTCTAATAACTTTTTCAAGTTCAACTAATGCTTTTTCGGCAGCTTCTATTATTCTTTTTCTTCTGTCCATAATTTATTGTAACTTGATTAGATAATATTCTATATAATTTTTTGCCTTCTATTTCAAACTCATATTCAGAGTTAGGTGTAAATCCCACCACGTCTCCTATAGCTATCCCTAATTTGTCTAATTCACTGTTGCTATACACAAGCTTACCTTTTAATTTTTCTTCGTCCTGAGGGTCCCATTTTTTACTATTATATACAGGCTCAACAAAGCAATATTCATCAGGGCAATGCCACTTATTATTTCTATTAAAAGCAAATATCTGGTCAGGGGCAACAAAAAATTCATTTTCTTTTAAAAAATTAGAACTATTCTTTTCTTTACCATGAATATCAAACCATCTCCTAAATACATTATGATGAACAATTACATCATCTCCTTTACGGGGTGTTTTACTAGTAATTCCATAAGCTGGTTCACTTAAAACTTTCCCAACTCTATTAACAAATACATAATCTCTTTCTGTAATTTCTGTATTTAATATTAATTCTTTTGTATCAACATTTACTTTGTTGTTGTACCGTGATTTAGTAGATATAATATAATTGAATAATGATTTCATTTAATAGTCCAGATTGTATTCTATAGATACAGCCATGTTAGAATTAAAGAATTTCCAAGGCAATACCTCTTTGTTTTTTGTTATATAAATTTTGTAACCTCCATCGTCTTCTAGTATATCACATATTTTATGTCCACCATATACTTCTTGTCCAACAGAATAATGCATAGCTTCATTTTTATAATCAGTACCTACGCTTATTTTTCTAATTAATTTCATTTAATTTATTTAATATGTCCATATTGTAATAGGAGGCGCTCCATCATATCCTATTCCTACATGAACAAAGTTATTTTTTCTACTTATACCTATTCTAGTAAATCCTACTTCAATAGCTGCTTTTACTAATTTATAAGTAGCCTCACCCCCTACACAAGCTATATCTACAGCGGCGCCATAAGTATGCTCACCAGGATTAGATTTACGCGCTTCTATTGGATGCTGAGGCGATCTGTATGTTGATGTTAATGTAATTGGATATCCATATGTTTCTCTAAGATTATCTAGCATATCAAGAAGCTTAGGATCCATTTTTTCAAAGTTATTAAATTCAGATTCATTAAAGTATTTCATTGTTATTCTTTGTATTTTTTAATTATCATTAAGATAGTATATATTATTGTTAATATTAAAACTACCGTTTGTAATGCAGGATTTAAATCAGGTATAACTGAAAATAGTAAAGCTCCTACATTAAGACCAAATATTTTTAGATCTTCCATTTTTTATTTATGTTTATTGTTTCCAAATACTTTTTCCACACCTCTAGATCCGAAATAGCCTCCAATTACGATTGTTAAAAGTCCAGTTATGGAATCTAACGGATATCCCATATACCAACCCGCTACATAACTAACTGTTAAAAATACTAATACAAGAGGGCGAACATTAGAAGCAAACCAAGAGCCTGATCTAGCATCCGCCACCCATCTTTTAGTTGTGCCATCTATTTCAGCACGTTCTATTTTTAATTTTTCAAGAGCAATTTGTTTATCAGAATCGCTCATATTTGAGCCGCCAATTATAGCTTGTATTACAGAGCCAACAGGTGTATCACCAGCAATAGCCCCAACGACGCTAGGTATTTTATCTAATAAAAATTTTCCAACGCCGGTATCTTTAAATTTCTTCTTTTCCATTATTTTATTGCTAAATAGATGTAGTTATTTCCATTTGAAGAATAACCTGAATTTATAGTAAATCCATTTGAGTTGAAAGTAACACCATAAGTTGAATCATTAAGCTCCGCATTACTTAAATACGGAAAAAGAATTTTATTCCCACCTCTTACAGAATCATACATCGCCCAATCACCAGATGCCGATGCAATTTTTTGTATTACAAATCTCGGTCTAAACCCTGTTGTTACTGTTACTGCACTTCCTGTTCCTGTATAACTCCCTATCTTCTGATAACCTGTTATAGATTTAAAGAAATATCCTATATACGGACTTCCTGCACCATTTGTAAATGGGTCAGCACCTACTGTGAATGTTGTTGAAGAAACTGCACTCCATTTATTAGTGTCTGTTGCTTCAGCTGCATTATCATTTAGTTCCATATAATCTCCAGAAGTTTCTGTAAATAAAGGTACTATCCAATCTCTACCTCCATCTAATTGCTTGATGAACGCTATTTCAGGGCTGCTACTCAATCCGTGTCCAACAGTTTGTGATGCTTGTTCGTTTCCTGTCCATTTCACAATACTAAATCCTGATGCATCATTCACCGAAGTAACCGAAGAAATACTACCCTCTGTGTTTACCTGTGGTAAGTTGTCATCGTGGTCTCCTGCCTTGAAAACCCAAGCAACATAAGTACCATTTCCTGAATATGTGCCTCCATTTACCCCATTAATTTCATAATCCCCTGTACTTGTATCTTTCACAGTAAACCCATTAGAATCAAAAGAAGTTAAACCTTTGTCTATTGAAGTCCTATCTGTTTCTGCGTAGCTTTGATTAGAGTTAATCTGTTTATGAACACCTCTAATAGAATCAAACAGTAAATGATTTGCAGCACTTCCTGTTCTTTGCTTTATCCATACAAGGTCAGGTTTGAAGCTCGTATCAATACTTTTAGTTCCTCCATTACCTGTATAAGTAACAACATCAAAGCTATTCTCTACAGTTGGAGTAGTAGTATCAGGGTCTGCTGCTATAGCAAGGTATATGTA